TTTAGAAGCAGGGCTTTGGACTGGCACAGGCGCAATAACAATTATTAAAATTATTGCTACAACTGCCTATGCCCAATACTCAACCTTCTCCCTATACGGCCTAGCCGCAGTAGGCACTACTCCTGTTATAGCCCCATACGCAAGCGGTGGAGATATTATTGAAACCGATGGTACTTACTGGTATCACGCCTTCCTATCATCAGGAACATTTACCCCTGCTAAGGGCTTGAACTGTAACTATGTAATGGTTGCAGGCGGAGGCGGTAGCGGTGGTGGAGGTGCAGGTGCTGGTGGATTGTTAACAAATGTTGGCGGTTTAGCATTATCACTTACATCTAATACTGCTTATACAGTAGTTATCGGTGCTGGTGGTACTGGTGCTAACTCTAACTATGTTGACCCAACTGGAAGAAGTAATGGTGGTAATACTACATTTGCTTCACTAACTGCTATCGGTGGCGGTGGTGGTGGTACTGGTTCTGAGCAAAACGCAAGCAATCCTAATGTCGCAATGTCTGGTGGCTCAGGTGGTGGTGCTGTTTATTCATCAGGTAACGGTAACTACGGCGCTGGAACATCTGGCCAAGGTTATGATGGTGGATTAAACAGTTATCACGGCTCTCCATACTCAGGCGCAGGTGGCGGTGGAGCAGGTGGAGCAGGACAAGGTAATCAAAGCAATAGCGTTGCAGGTGCTGGTGGTGTTGGTATTTACAATGCAGTTACCGATGGCTTAGGCGCATTAACTGGTTTAGGTCAATTATCAAGTGGACATTATTACTTTGCAGGTGGTGGAGGTGGTGGTGTTTACTTTGCTAGCACTGGAACTAAAGGTGCTGGTGGACTTGGTGGCGGTGCGGCTGGTGGAGAAACCAACGGTATAAACGCTACTCCTAATACTGGTGGAGGCGCAGGCGGTGGCTCAAATAATTACAGCGGCGGTAAAGGCGGTTCAGGAATTGTTATTGTTAGATATGCGATATAAGGAGATAAAATGACACAATACTTCGCAGAAGTTAAAGACAATGTTGTTACACAAGTTATTGTCGCAGACCAATCCTTCGTGGATTCAATCGGCGGTACTTGGGTCGAAACTTGTTATGAAGGTTCTTTCAATAAGAACTATGCAGGAATTGGTTACGGCTGGGATGGAACAGGATTCTTCCCGCCTAAGTGCCACGATGAAGCGACACTGAATCAGGAGACTTACCTATGGGATTGTTCAAACGAAGCACACCAAATCAAGGAGATAACACAATGACCGATACACCAACAAAGATTGTCGCTGACCTAGCAACAGGTGAGACAAAGATTATCCCTTTGACTGCAGAAGAGATTGCTCAACGTGAAGTTGATGCACAGGCTGCAGCGATTGAACGCGCAGAGCGCGAAGCAGCAGCACAAGCAGAAGCAGATGCTAAGTTATCAGCACAGGCTAAGTTAGCCGCGCTAGGTTTAACTGGCGAAGAAATTGCAGCAATAACAAAGTAAGAAATAACTATTTAAGGAGACTAAATGGCAGGTCGTGATATTACCGAAGGCTCCAGTGGAGTCTACGCTTTAGCAGGAGACGGTCTGCCAATTGCTCGAGGATATACAGATGTAGGTATTACATCCTCATCTGCCCTATGGCAGAATACAGATGTTGCTTACGACTTAGCCCTTGGTGGTCAACCTTTTATTTATGCAATTAATGACCAACGTCCATACGTTCGTCAGACTGCACCGTTTAAGAAAGACCAGTTCGATAATCAAACAGAACCCGGTGAACAATCACTTACTGGTTGGTGGATTCGTTCTCAATCATCCTTTCATCATGGTTCAGGCATTAAGTTCTATGACCCCGCAGCAGGAGACACAGTAACCTACCGCTATGCAGATAGCAAGAACGTAAATGTGTGGGATAAGGGACAAGTAACCCTGCTTCGCCAAATGAATCAAGGTCACAATGTTACAACTGTTGCTGCCACCAATAAACGACCTCGCCAACAATTGCGTTCTATCCAATGGACAACAAGTAGCGTAACCTACGATGGAGTTTTACTCCATGATGGTTGGGACTTAGATAAGATTAAATCTGATGGTTCAGTAGTCCACTTTGTTGATTACAACACGGGAACTGCAGAGCCAGTATATGCTGCGTGTGATGATGGAACCTATGCTTATTGGGTGACTAATGCTGTTGCTGGTGGAGCAAATAAAATACACGTTTATAAAAAACCTCTCAATGGAGATGCTACCAGTACGGCAGATGAAACCCTTATGTTCACTGCTAATGGTGTAGTTGCTGCAAATGCAGTTATGGATTATGTAAAGGAACGTATCGTTCTTTGCGTAAACAATTCTGTATATGAGTTTGCCACAACTGCTTCGGCTTTGCCTAGCCCAGTATACACTCATCCAAACTCTGCATATGTATATACAAGCATTACATCCTCTGGACCAGCCATCTATGTTGCTGGCTATAATGGTATCAAATCAAGTATTCAAAAGTTTACACTAACATCTGCTGGCAGTATGCCAACTCTTACATCTGCTCTTACCGCAGCAGAGTTGCCTGCTAGTGAAGTTGTATATAGCATTTACTATTACCTTGGCCTTATGGCTATTGGAACCAGCAAGGGTGTGCGTCTAGCCCTAGTTAGTGACCAAGACGGTTCCCTTACCTATGGCCCATTAACTATCGAATCTACTCAACCTTGCTATGGTTTTGCTGGATACAATCATTACATTTGGTGTGCTACTGGAGTTGCTGGCGAGCCCGGAACTACTCGTATTGACATCGGTGCAATCGTTGAATCACTTCGATTTGGTTGGTCTAATGACGTTTACGTGGCAGAGGTTGCCGGTCATTCTACTACTGGTGTAGCATTCATAGGCAATACAGATAGAGTTGCTTTCTGTACCGATAAAGTTGGCACAGAAGTTGGCTATGTCTATGTAGAGGATGCCTCAGTTAAGGCAACAGAAGGATACCTACAAACAGGTAGAATTCGTTTTAACACTCTAGAGGCCAAGCACTTTGAGCGTATGATTGCTCGTGGTGATTACACCTACGGCTCTATGATTCTTTTGACTGTAGATAAAGATGATGCTCAGTATGACCACATCACATATAATTCTACAATCAACAATGTTGAGGTAACTACAGAACCTCCATCTGCTGCGACTGAATTCCTATCATATAAGTTTGAGTTGTACCGTGATACAACTGATACCACACAGGGACCTATATTTAAGGGATACCAAATCAAAGCCCTTATTGCTACTGCTCGTCACCGCATTATCCAGATTCCTGTATATTGCTATGACGTTGAAACAGATAGATATAATGCAGTTGTTGGATACGAAGGCAGTGCTTTGTCTCGTCTCCGCTCTCTAGAACAAACAGAAGAAAACGGTGATATTGTGACTTGGCAAGATTTCAACACAAACGAATCTTTCCCGGTTGTAATTGAGCAAATTGTATTCACTCGCATGACTCCACCTGATAAGCGATTCACTGGCTTTGGTGGCATCATCCAACTACAACTCAGGACGGTATAATGAAAATCGACGCAGGCACTTGGGCTGCAATTGCCATAGCAACAGTCACAGTAATCACTGGACTCAGTGCTATGTTCCGCTTTATGGTAATCCACTATCTCAATGAATTAAAACCTAATAGTGGCTCATCATTGAAAGACGCAGTATGCAGACTAGAGAGTCGTGTCGATGAGTTATTCAAACTTATAGCGGAGAAGATGTGAACACAGTAAGTGACTTTCTTAGCGTGGCCATCAAAGAAGTTGGCACCGTTGAGACTGGCGATAACCTAACCAAGTATGGTGCTTTCACTAAGCACGATGGACAACCTTGGTGTGGCTCATTTGTCATGTGGTGCGCAGCACAAGTTGGGGTTAAGGTTCCTAATTGTGTATATACACCAGCAGGAGTGGCAGGATTTCAGGGACTTGGGACTTGGTTCAATGTGGCAACTGCAAAGCCACAACCCGGGGACATAGTATTTTTTGATTTTGTTAAAGGCGGGGCACCAACAGAACACGTTGGAATTGTTGTCAGAGACAACGGTGACGGAACGGTCACAACTATCGAAGGCAACACTAGCCCAGAGCATAAAGCAAAGGGTTCGCAAGACAATGGTGGAGAGGTAGCGGAGCGTATCCGTGCCTATAAGCCAAACAATAAGCGCAAACTCTCGGTGTTCATCACGGGGTTTGGCAGACCGAAATGGAGTAAGTAATGAAACTAGACCCTAAGTTGAAGGCAGTTGGTATGTCCTACCTACGTGCCGTATTAGCGTCAGCAGTCACAATGGCAATCGCTTTGGCATCTAACTTGAAGCCTGAGTATGCTATCCTGATTGGCTCAGTAGCCGCACCATTGGCTAAGTGGGCTGACAAGGCTGAGAAAGACTTTGGATTAGGCTCCAAAAAATAGCCCTTAAACGGCTTTAAAGCCCCTTTTAAGACAAGAAACCCCCTTACCTTAGGTATTATCCTAGGGCGAGGGGGTTCTTTTGTCGTTTCTGGACTACTCTTTGACTATCTCATAGTCGGTTAGGTCATCCAAATCCTCTAGATGTCCGAGTAGCCTACTCAACCGCTTGTCCCTTTGCCGTGAGCGAAACTCAACCACTGCCTCATCGATTAACTTAAGTAGGATTCCTGCTGCAAGAAACGCATAAAACGTTGCTAAAAAAGTGCTTGACATAGTACTCCTTAGATATTATAATATATATATTATATATAATAACAAACGCCCTTAGGCGTTTGTATATATTATATGTAATTAATTACCAATTATACACATTAATTTTGATATGTCAATCACTTAAATAAGTGTTTGACAAAATGATAACCAACCTTTAGTATACTCCATATGTCAATTCAAATCGAAGAATATAATCTACCCGAGCACATATCGTACTCGGCTATTACAACTTACATCGACTGCGGATTTCAGTACTACCTAGGTCGTCTACTCCAAAAGCAGGAGGCACCATCAGTTTGGTCTGTTGGTGGTTCTGCTTTCCACCTTGCCTGTGAAATCTACGACAAGGATAACCTATGATAAATGACGTCAAAGATTTATGGTACCAATCTTGGCTTGAGTCCAAGGGTGACATTGACCTAACCAATGCTCGTGTTGGTGGTCGTGCTACCAAGGCTAATCCAAACAAGGAAGACGAAAACTTTTGGCACCAAACTGGACCTAAGTGGGTTGAGAACTATATCGCTTGGCGTAAGGCTAATAGCAATTGGAAGATTTGGGTAACACCTCAGGGTGTGCCAGCAATCGAACTTGCACTCATGCCAATCGTAGCAGGTGTACCTATCAAGATGATTATTGACCGTGTGTTTGAAGTCAATGGTGAACTTGTAATCGTAGACCTCAAGACTTCACAACAGATACCAGCCTCTACGCTACAACTTGGATTCTACAAGTTAGGTCTTGAGACTACCTTCGGCACTGATGCTCTTGGTGGAGAAATCAAATGGGGTAACTACTATATGTCCCGCGATAGCGGAACTGCCTCAATGATTGACCTATCAGGTTATACATACGACAAGATGGAATACCTAGTCGAGAACTTTGAACGTGCTCGTCAGGCTAAAGTTTTTCTACCAAACACTAACAACTGTCAGTACAAATGTGGCCTCACGGAGTACTGTCCGTTCTCTACTAAGAAGGAAGATAAATGAGCGAACCAACGGTAAGCGAACTACTAGGTGCATTCCAACTCGGAATCATCTCAGCAGATGAAGCAAGACAAGCACTAGGTTTTAAGGTAAACGAAAAGAAGGAGGAAGAATAATGGCAGAAGACTGGAAGTTACAAGTCTCATATAAGACACCAGCAGGTGATATGATAAACGTCCGTGCACATACTGCGGATGAACTATCTGTACTACTTGAAGGTGTTGGCGATTACGCTACACAGATTTCATCTGTGCAAAAGTTGGTGGTGGGTGCTTATACTCTGAGCCCTTTATCGACGCCAACTACCACTACAAGCACCGAGCAACCGCAGTACTCGGCTCCGACCCCGGTGGGGGAAGCGTCAGGTACCTCGGCTCCAACGTGCCAGCACGGAGCACGGAAGTACAAGTCGGGAGTCTCCAGCAAGACGGGCAAGCCATACGCAATGTGGGTCTGTCCAATGCCTCAGGGCCCGGAGCAGTGCCGTCCAGTAAACTAAGTCAAACAGAACTATTTCCATTTTAAGATAACTAGGAAGGGAGTCCAATGAGAACTCTAGCACGGTCAGTAGGACGAGCCTCTATTGGGGGGGAACCTCTTCCTAGTTGTTTTAAAGCCTTTGAAGCAAATAAGATAATCATTAGACGTTCAGAAGTTTCAATGTTTGCGGGTGCTCCGGGAGCAGGTAAATCAACACTTGCTCTCGCACTTGCACTCAAGACTAACGTTCCAACGCTTTACATATCAGCAGATACCAACGCTCACACAATGGCGATGCGATTAGCATCTATGATATCAGGCAAGTCGCAAAGTGATGTGGAACAGAAACTTAATACTGATGTTGGTTGGACTAAAGCAGTCCTCCAAAAAGGAAGTCACATTGTTTGGTGCTTTGAATCGTCACCTACACTTGAAGATATCGGTGAAGAGGTGCAAGCATTCGAGGAACTATGGGGATGTCCACCATCCCTAATAGTTCTCGATAACTTAATGGATGTTGCCACTGATGGTGGCGAAGAATTCGCTTCAATGCGAGCAATTATGAAGGAGTTAAAGTATCTTGCTAGGGCTACAAATGCAGCGATTGTGGTGCTTCATCATACTAGTGAAGCGATACTTGGTACCCCTTGCCAACCAAGGTCCGCTATACAAGGCAAAGTATCACAACTTCCTGCCCTCATTTGTACGCTTGGGACTGTGGGGACTTCAATGGGCGTGGCGTCTGTCAAGAATCGCTACGGTAGAGCAGATGCAGGAGGGACTCTTATGACTTGGTTAGCATTTAATCCTGAGTATATGTACATAGAAGATATCCCGGAGAACTCATGACAACATTTCCTAATTGGTTTGATGGCCAACGCCATAACTTTGAAGAACAGTTAGGTGAGTTCAAAGGATTGCCTAACCTAAGATTCTTGCAGGTTGGTGCCTACACTGGAGATGCAACCGTATGGTTGCTAGATAATATCCTGACCCATCCAACATCTACACTGGTTGATGTTGATACATTTAAGGGTTCAGATGAATCAGAACATGAAAAGATTAACTTTGCACAGGTAGAAGATTACTACTTCAAGCGTACATCAGAGTATAAAAACCTTACAACGTTCCGCGCTAAGTCACAGTATGTACTATCAGCACTTAAAGAGGGATTCGATTTCATCTACATTGATGGAGACCATACCGCTAAGGCGGTAGCACAAGATGCTATATATGCTTGGAATATATTGAAGCCTAGTGGAATCCTAGCCTTTGATGATTACCTATGGGGCAGGGATTACCCTGAACATACCACACCTAAGCCAGCAATTGATAACTTCCTCGAGGAACATAAGGGACAATACAAGTTGCTAGTTGATTCATATCAGATTTGGATACAGAAAAATGACAACTAGAAAATCACACAAGGCAAGAGGAGCAACATTTGAAACAGATATTCGTGATTGGTTTCGTGCTAGGGGCTATGACGCCGAGCGTTTGGCTCGTGCTGGTGCCAAAGATGAGGGAGATGTGGTTGTTAAAGCGGACTTCCTCGGCTCTATTGGAATCATCGAGTGTAAGGCGCCGGGCCAATCAGGTCGCATTGACCTCTCTGCTTGGCAAAAAGAATCTCAAGTCGAAGCAACGCATTATTCAGAAGCAAGAAAAATCGGACGCGAAGCGGTACTTCCTGCCGTCATAATTAAAGCAAGAGGCAAATCGATAGCAGATTCCTATTTAGTATTAAGGTTGGGCGATGTCTTTGATGACTGATGATTTACCCGATATCGTGATGGTGCTCCAGCACTACGGTGCTAACCCATCTCGTACAAGTGGACAAGTGAATATCAAGTGTCCGTTCCATGATGATTCACACGCAAGTGCAAGTTTTAATACACGAGAAAACATCTTCAATTGTTTCGCTTGTGGAATGCAAGGCAACAGTTTACAAATTATAGCGAAGCAAGAAAGGGTGGATATACGTGAAGCAAAATCTTTCGCAGAAGGAATTACTGGCCAAAGCAACAGCCAAGTACGCGGTAAATATTCATCAGGCAGAAGATTACCTAGCAAGTCGGGGAATAACAAGGGAAGTAGCACGACTGGCGCGTTTAGGCGTAGTCTCGGAGCCTGAGGTTGGTCACGAAGCATTCGTTGGACGACTAGCAATACCATACATCACTAAGACTGGTGTAGTAGATTTAAGATTTAGAAGTTTGAATCCAGCAGTTGAACCCAAGTACATGGGTATGACTGGTGCAGAAACTAAAATGTTTAATGTATTAGATATAGAAAAAGCAGGCGATTGGATTGGGGTATGCGAAGGTGAATTGGATACAATTACTCTTAGCGGTTGCGTTGGCATACCTTGCGTTGGAGTTCCGGGTGCAAACAGTTGGAAGAAACATTACAATAGACTCCTTGCAGACTTTGAACGCATCTTTGTTTTCGCAGATGGAGACCAACCGGGAACGGAATTTGCCCGTAGTCTTGCCCGAGAACTACCAGTTACTATCGTACAACTTCCCGACGGAGAAGACGTCAACTCAGCATACGTTAAATACGGAGCCGATTATATTCGTGAGAAGGCAGGATTAAACGATGAATAAAGTACCACCATGCCCCACTTGTGGGGAAGAGTTTGATAACATCTTTGAAGCAACAGACCATCTACTTGAAGAGAACGAGGAAGAGTTTGACCCTAAGTTAATTCTCCCTAGTGGCTATTCATTAATGGTTGGTTCATTACTACGGTGTATATATGCAGCCGCAGATAAACCAGAGGAAATAAAAAAGATAACGCAATCAACATACGCAACACTATATGCAGCAGAAACCAATCCAAATGAAATGAAAACTATAGTTGAAGAACTAATCGTTCAAGACCATATGAGTACATTTGATGAGGACTTAAAAGAACTAATAGACAATGAGATACCCTTTGAAGAAAGTGGAGAGTGAAGAATTATGGGCGATAATAGAGCACCTGAGGAACCAAGGATTCCAAGTTACATCGTACGAGGTGAACAAGAATACCATAGACTTAACAGTGAGATTTCCTCGCCTCAACCAAAGCGCGTGATACCTAAGCCATATACAGATGAGTCATATAAGGCTCCAAAAGCAGTTAAAAACGCTACTTTTGCGATGGATGTAGAGGATACCTTTGATGAGTTGATGGACCTATTGTTGTCCAAGCATAAGGATTACGGTCCAAGTAATATTGCAGATGCTCCCGGAGGAGCAGTCAATGGATTGCGTGTGCGTATGCACGACAAGTTAGCACGTATTAATAACCTAGTAGATAACAACAGAGACCCTGAACACGAATCACTAGAGGATTCGTTTAAGGATATGGCAAACTATGCAATCATTGGGTTGCTCGTACTGAGAGGAAAGTGGGCTAAGTGAAAATCTTTGGACCATATAAAGGTAGCAAAGCAAATGGTGGGAGACCAATCTATGTCATCAAAAAGAAAAAGAAAGATGGCACTACTGAAACTACATCTACTAATAAGGCTCGACTGGATTATAAAAAGGCTACGGGGAAAAAACTAAGCCGTAATACAGACGTAGACCATAAAGATAATGGTGGCCGTGCTGGCCACGATGGCATTAAGAACCTACAACCACTATCTCATGGCAAGAACGTTGCCAAAGAGAACAAGGTAAGAGGAAAGAAGAAGTAATGAAAACAATAGTCTGTGTGTCTGATTTACAGATACCGTACCACGACAAGCGAGCAGTTGATAACCTTGCTCGTTTCATCAAACAATGGAAGCCTGATGAAGTCGTATCAGTCGGAGATGAAATGGATATGCAGACCATTTCTAAGTGGGCTAAGGGTACACATCTCGAGTGGGAACGTACAATCGGCAAGAACCGAGATGAAACTACACGTGTCCTAGAGCAACTTAAAGTTAAGCATATGATTCGTTCTAATCATACTGATAGATTATTTAATACAGTAATGATGAGAGCGCCGGGATTGCTTGGGCTACCCGAATTGGAACTCAAGAACTTCTTACGCCTAGATGAGATAGGTGCAACCTATCATGAAAAACCATATGAACTAGCACCGAACTGGTTGCTCTTTCATGGAGACGAAGGTAACGTACAACCTACTGCCGGTGCTACTGCACTAGGATTGGCCAAGCGTTCTGGAATGTCCGTAGTGTGTGGACACACGCACCGTATGGGATTAACACACCACACTCAAACATATGCTGGCGGTAAACCAAAAGTTGTATGGGGCCTTGAGGTAGGAAACCTTATGGACTACCGACACGCCAAATATATTAAGGGTGGATTATTTACTTGGCAACAAGGATTCGGAATTCTTCACGTTGATGGAAATAAAGTGACACCGCAAATCGTTCCTATACAATCTGACGGTTCGTTTGTGTTGGACGGGAAGGTTTGGAAGTAATGGTTTTAGATTGGAATCGTATTGAACCTTGGGATTATATCGTAATCGGCGTAGCCTCGGAGTATCATAAGAAATACGATATGGTAGACCTTGAAGATATTAAGCAAGCCCTCTACCAATGGTTCTTAGAACATCCTAATAAGTTAGATGACTGGGAAGCCATTGGTCAGAAGGACGCTAAGAACTTAATCTATAGGTCGCTACGCAACCAAGCATTAGACTACTGCCAACGCTGGAAGGCTAAGACAATTGGATACGAAGTATCCGATAATTACTACTATGACCCTGAATTAGTAGAGATTATTCTCCCATCTGTATTACGTGGAGAGATTGGATTACGCGCCAAGGTAATTGGCAGTGAGGGTTCAGGCGGTGGTGCACCATCAGAAGGTGGTAACATCACCGTCATTATGATTGAAGTTGATTATGGTTATTGGAAACTTAATAAAGAAGATAGAAAGATTTTATTTTTGCGCTACTCAGAGGGCATGACCTACGATGAGATAGCAAAGGAATTAGAATTGGGTAGCGAGGATGCGGCACGTATGCGTTCTAACCGTGCTATCCGCAGATTGGTATTTAAGATAGGTGGATACAAACCCTATAAAGACGAAGATACCCCTGCTCAAGAATCTGAGACAGAGGTATCTGTTGAAGTGTCCGATTATCAGACAGTTAGTGATTAGTTGTATCTAGTATATTCTAGTATTTCATTTGGAGTTATTAGATAACCGCGTGAGGGGTTAGGTTCCATATCGCAAGATATGGGCTTACCCCACAACGCTACTGCTTTCTTGAGAGTATCTGTTTGAACCATTAGCACAGACTTCTCCATTACGAAACCCCAATAGTCTGCTTTAGTTACAGACAATCCGGAATCTTTCCACTCCTGTGTTGCTACATAATAACACTGAGTTTCAATATACAGATTGCCTGTAGTTTTCCACTTCCTATCAGTTTTTACTTCTATTGTATCCAAGGACAATAAGTCTGCTACTAAAGACTCTCCTTCGAGCCCTGCTCGCAAATCTAAATCCCAATTGCTATCTTTCACTTAACTAACTTGAGGTCAGGTTTGCTCGGTGTATCATCAGACAACATCTCTTGAGTCTCCTTGAGCAATCGTTCAATCTCAGAGATTAAAGACTCGCGTTCTTTCATTTCTGCTAATGAGTATTCTGTCATCGTGTTCCTCTCGTTAGTGTCCGATTATCGGACAGTCGATTAAGTGTTGCCGTATATACATTTAGATTACTTTGTATCTGCTTTGCTAAATATCTAGCCTCATCCTTTGGATAGTCAAAGGCTATAAGTGTTGCTTTAATTGTCTCGCCTTTATCAGGCAAGGGTTGTAGTTTTCCGCGTGGCATTTAACCTCCCGTAGAATAGAATCCTGTGCCATTGAACTTTACAGGATTGGCTTGGAATACACGCTTGAGTGTCTTAGTGCAGTATTGACAATTAGGAAAGTCATCCCTATTGTCTACCTCACGATAGTGTTCCTCGGAAGTACCACAATCGTCGCACTTGTATTCGTAGTTAGGCATTATACCTCCTCGTCTATTGGTGTTGGTGCAGTAGATATACTACCACACTCTTTGCACTTCTGTCTAGTATCGTACCACCCAATCTCTCTAGTATCAGCGTCCCACATTACAGTTACCTCAAACATGAGGCAACCGCATATGCAGGCTAGGGTTGGTAGGCCTGACCAATCATTACTCAATACCATCCCTTTCGTTGGTGTTGTCTCCAAGCGTTGCAAGGTGTGCCGTATCTGTATAAGATATAAGACACGCCTCTATCTATTTGCATAGTTGGTGGCGTTGTAGGTTTCAAGTCGAGCAGTTGCGGAATGCCACCAGCATTCTTGCCCATAACTTTAACCTTATTATATGCCTCGGTTCGCCAATGACTTTCAGCAGTCCAAAGTTTATCTAGACATACCCATTGCTTGTCTGCGAATGATAGCATTTTATCTCTTGCGTATGCTTTGCTATCCTCTACCGTCCATACGCGTACCATAGGTTTCTTAGGTTCAGCAACTTTATTTATACCTAAGATAATAGATACGATTATAAACATGAACGTTATCGGTCTTGTATACCTCATACGTTAACCTCCCAAGTATGGCTCTAATCTATGAACCAAATCAATGGCTGCATATTCCGGAGAGCGTATTGGATAATCCTCCACGCTCTTACCGATTGATATCAATCTATCTCCACCCATAATGCCACCCCAAATTCCATGAGGTAGATTCTCGGGTTTCATCCCTTCCTCTAAACATTCTAATCTAGAAGGGCATTGCCTACATAGTGCACTCGCCTCTTTAACATCCTCAGCAATCTGTGTGAGCACTGCTTTGCTAGGTCTAAACGGCGGTGTCTCGGGAAACCATAAATCAGGATTCTCGTGCGTTGTACATTTTCCAGTAATCATAGTAACCCTAGTAGATAACATATTAGGAGACCGATTAGAATAATTGGTGTGCCAATACCTAGCACCGAACCAAGTATATAACTAAACAGTATTTTACCTAGCAGTTATCATTCTCCTTTCTAGTTCAAGTCAATGTCTTCATTTAAGTCATTGAAGTAATCAGGGTCCTCTTCATCACATATACATTGCGCTTGTCCACACTCGCAATCATATTCCTTGAACGTTTCATCATCACCTTGCATCCACAATGGTTCACTCATACCTCATATCCTCTACTTTGTAATTCCTTGTAAATAGCGTCAAGGATTTCTCCATCTGTATGTATGTCGCCTATCTCTCCATCTACAATGATATCGGCAATGGCTTGGCCGACATCAGGTTTGTGTTGGAAATCGATACTCATTGCACATCCCCTTCTGTAATGCAGTCAATGACATACTCAAACTCTGGACGACTGCTCATATCCAATAGTTCCTTATTAGGTACACCAAGCCACGTGATACTATAACCCGCATGGATATCCCAATGCAGTGTAGCCTTAGTTACTGTGCCCTCATTATCTATGAAGTTGATACTCTTAGACCAAGCACTATACTCAGTAAATCGTAAATAGATTTTATACTTATCCAAGATTTCTTTCATGCTTATCTCTTGCATACCTACCCCCTATTCCACATTGGTGAATAAATCGGATGGACATCACCCGATACTAGATTACTTGCCCACTTCTCTGCTTCCTCTTTGGTAGGAAACACGCCGTAGATAACTACGCTATCTGCATAAGTTCCGAGGGTAGCCCAACCTTCCACAGACATACCCTCTTGTGGTTCGTGCGTCATCATATCTCCTGTCCGATTATCGGACACCTTACTTGTAGGTGTCGTGATATTCTTTCTCGTCAAAGAAGCCGTCATAGTACCACGCACCGCGCTTCTGTTTTGCGTGTTGGTCTGCTTCGGGACTCCAGCATAGGCAGTCATCTCCGTAGATTCCAGTGCAGTCATAGCAGGTAAAGCACATATCGCAATAGTACGGATTACCTTCCTCGACATTATAGGCACCACACATTTGGCACTCATAGTCGCCGACTACTTCTGCTTCTTGATAGTATTCACTATCGTATGGCTTGAGGCTGGGCGTTTTCATATACGATAGCCAGCCAGCGTCAGCCTTATAGGTAGAATTACTCCACCATATACCATCATTATCCCAATGGCCAGCAGATTCGTTGATGATATAGCATACATCTTTAGCCTTAGGGTCAAGAGTTAGCACTGCAATCTTGCTACCACTAGCCCACTTGCTCAGTATTTTCCATACGTTATCATCATCTAAGGCAGACACACCACCCATAGCGGGTAACGTATCCTCAGCGAATACTCGCGTATCACTGCGTCTATCTGTCGCGTGTATCTCTACGTCGAGAATACCATTGTGCGCTAGATAGGTAAGGTCATCATTACCTACCTTGAACGGATGGCAATTCTCATCATTTTTTACACCATGCGTAGCATACCTAGCATGATACATTGCATAACTATCAGGGTACTGCTTACGTATTTCTAAGAAAGCCTTTATAGTTTTCTTAGCCGACATACCCTTGCCAGTAATAATTTTATCACCAGCGATTACTGCATATCCGAAACCATGCGGGTTATTACACGACGCGCACTCTAAATCTTTCCTCTTTGGGGTAGACCCCGGCTGGCAGACAAGTAACAAGCACATATATATATCTCCTATTCTGAGTCTTTGGAAGCGACGAACAATCTGTCCATGCGCGATAGTAGGTGTTGATAGGTATCTTTATTTTCGTGGATATATTGGATGAGTTTATTGAATCGTAACGCACCATCTATAACCTCGGGAACAGTAAGTCTGCGCGTGTACTCAACACTGGCGTGTGCTAAATCTAGCATGGACTTAATCGTATCAGGGTTAAGCGTACTTCTAAAGATTCTCATCTCTAGTGTATGCCTATTCTGCGTGTTGATAGCGGAGTATCTTTCGGTACTGCCATGTGGGTTCACTTTGTTTTTATATGAACGGACTGTCCGATTATCGGACACCCCCTTGATTACATCACTGAACGTAGCCCAACGGTCAGACTTACGGCCAGCAATTCGAGAATAGAAATCCTCATTTTCATATACTAATTGCAGGAATCGGTGCATATGCGAACCACCATTGAAGCCTGAACGTGAGATATGAATATGTAATCCAGCAGTGCCGGCAGACCACGACCTCATATGCCAATCGTTACGCAGTACGCCGATAGTAGCCCAGAATTCGTGAGCCTCGTTCTTGAAGTAATCGTGCGACATCGGATGGGTTACAATCTCGAACCCGCAAGATAGCGAGCCGTCAGATTTAAGGTAGGCTAAGTTAGCCGACTCAAGTTTAGTTGAGGCATAACTAGAGGCGTCTTTTCTAACCCCGTAATCTTCGTCGGGCGATTCGACTTCTATCTCCATACCAAAGTATAAGCGTTCATTATCTTTGGTGCTATGGAATATCGGGTCGGGTCGATACGAGTAATCGTGTATGTCTGCTTCTCGCTCTTGGCAATCGCAACCATCAAAGTAATACTCATAGCAACCTTCACAATAGCAAGCGTCGCTTATGCAATACTCGCAGTAACTACCATTTCTATCCTCGGCGTAATAGTTATCGCCTGTATGGTACTCATTACAAGAGTTACAAAAGTTGGCATAATTGTCGGCGCAATTATTACACCAGTAACTATTGCCACCGTTGATTGACTGCCGTTCATCATCCACCGTACCTAATAGGTCGCACCTCTCGCATATAGTTATGCAATCACCGCAAACAAAGTCATCACTGTCGGTGGTGTGTGCGTCATCTCCCAATTCTGTTGAACAGGACACGCACACTTTAACTTCACTATCCATTAACCTATCCTTTCGCTCAATCTAGTGTCCGATTCTCGGACATCTAGGGTCTTTCACTTTCTAGGTATAACCTTACACTTCAACGCGCAAATAGTCAAGTAGCGCGTTGCTAATCTTGGCTCTAAGGGCTGAGTCCTCAGCGACTAAACCCTTAAAGCCATTGCGCTTATGCGCGTCCTCTTGGGAGCGTAGGGCCTGACGGATGACCTCAATCTCCCTGATAGATAACTCTAGTTTAATCATAGAATTTCCCTTCTGATATTAGTTCAACGATTAGACTTTCTTCATCCTCGACCATCTGATTATATTCGTCAGCCACTTTGTTAAATAGACTGACGAAGGTGCGCTCATGCCACTCCTCTGCTCTAGCGTGTTGCAGAATCATCTCCGAAGCACACTCTAATCCAATGAGTAGCATTAGCAATTCATTTTTACTTTCAACAATCATTTACGTAACTCCCTACGATACTTAATTGCTTGCTTCTCTAACACTGCAATCCTACGGAAGGCTAGGGTTAGCACTGCGACTAATGAGATTAACGCTAGGGTTATAGCGAAACTATCTCCGAGTGATAGGTACATATTTTCTCCTTCTGTCTAATAGTGTCCGATTATCGGACACAGTGCCCGCCGTAGGAATTGAACCTACGAACCACGCCACCAGCGCGGGCTACCGAGGGTATTACTCAGCCCAATCTGAGTACTCGTCCTCATCTTCATCATCAACGTCATAACCCATAGCGTAACCCGCTACTTCATACTCAATTTCATCTAGGGATATATCTACTCCGAGGTCAGATTCAATCGCAAGAATCTCTGCTAGTTCATCATCACTTAGAAAATCTAAGTCTGTATCAACTTCGTTCATTTTCTTTTCTCCTTGTTAGTAACTGTCCGATTATCGGACGGCTAGGTTTTGGACATCCCTGCCTCAACCATAAGATAAGGATATATTAACCCCATCTTTAAGTCAAGCCTTGTGCTATCCACTTTCCGCACTCTCAGCGTCCGATTATCGGACGGCTGGGAATTCGTTATTAAGCAGACTTTCACTCTCTAAAGGTATCCTAGCCTAGCCTTTAAGTCAAACACCCATCTGCCCCGTTTAGCCCTCAACTTCTGCACTGATAGCGGAATTTCGCAACGCCAAATCGTCCGGCGCCTATCGCAAAAAGTTTGTGTTGGTTTGTGTTGGAAAATTTTTTCAAAATTTTTTAGGGCAAAAAAATAACCCCGCCTTTCGGCGGGGCTATCCTTTCTATTGCTTAGGCGGTCTTTGCCTCGCTATTTCGGGCTACTTGGCTTAGTGCGCCTAGTACTGCCTTTAGTGATTTTAGGTCGCTGGTCTTGGCGTCCTTGAGATTCTTTTCGGTGGCTAGTAATTGAACCATAGCGAGAATTTTCTCCTCAAGGGTTTTTGGTGCTTGTACTTTGGCTTTGGTCTTGCGTCCCGCCTTTGGCTTTGCGCTTGCGCTTTCGGCAATGGTAGGGGTCGCGGTGTCTGCGTCTGCGTAGGTTTTAGCCTTTGCGATTTCGACCTTTGCCTTTTCGACGCCGTAGGCGGTGTCTGCGCGGGTCGCTAATTTTAGAATTTCGGCGAGGCTCTTATCATCCGCACCTTCTAGGTTTATAATTTGCAGTGCGGTCTTAAAGTGTTCAATATGAGAGGCGCGGATAGTCGGTGCTTTGCCCGACTTTTCTGCCTCTTTGATTGACGCCTTGCCGATACGAACCGAAAGGGTGCCCGCATTTAGACGTCCGACGGTGGACGCAATAAATAGAATTTCATCTTGGCGAGATTCTTGCGCCAGTGCAGAATATTCTTTCACCAGTTGATTGTCTAATGCGTTTTCGATTTTAATCTTTGGAGCCTTTGGTGCAGTTGTCTTTGGTGCCTTTGGTGCTGTTACTTTCGCTGTCTTTGTAGCCATTTTTTTAACGTCCATTTCTTTGGGTCTTTGGTGGCGGGTTTGCCACTAAGAGAACCCTCTCATATCTTGGCAATTCTTTCAACTTTCGCACCCTTTTATTTTATTTTTTTTTACGCTCATTTAGGGGGTTTAGGCGTCCGATTATCGGACACCATGCGGGGATACGCGGGGCGCGGGGCGGGTCGATTCTGCCCGATTCCGGCACCTTTGGAATTTATAAAAAGAAGCTAGTGGCTAGGGAAATTTAGTTGAACTTTCAACTATCTAATTTAACTTTCAACTAATTAACGCAAGGGGGGAAAGGGTGGGCAGACTATCAACCATCAAGAATTTAATCTCGCCATTAAATAAAAAACAATTAAGACCGATTAAGAATAAATAGGGCTATGAATTGAGCGAATAACGAAAGAAATAAAACAATCTCCCCGAGAACTTTTGAGGGGGGCATTGTTAAATTGCGAAGCAATTCCCTATACTAGAATCCCATCATAAATATCTGTTATATAGCCCCCCTCTATATATGTATAAATCGGACATTATTACCCGATTTCATAAATATATCCCGAAAACCTGTTCGGTTTTCAGTTTTGAACAGGTTATCTTATATGTAATGTTTTACATATACGGAGTCGCTCCGTTTAAGACTCCGCTCCTCCTATATATATAATATATATATAATATAATATAATCAATTGGGTGAGTACTACCGTTATATCTAACGGTTATAATAGCATTAGGGACACCAATATGGCAGGCAAGAAACTAGGGAAAGACGAGTCCCAAAAGATGGTTCTCGCCCTCCTAGCACAGGGCTCTACCATCAAGAATGCTATGGAACAAACGGGACGTACCGAGGCTGCCTACCGCCAATGGTGCTTTATAGACCCAGAGTTTAAAGAGGCTTCTGAGAAGGCCCGCCTTTCAGGCAAAGGCGTACAAGCCGAGTTGTCAGAACTCAAGGATATTTCCTACCCCGACTTCTGTGAGCAGTTCTTAGAGAGCAAACTCTTTGACCACCACCTAGACTGGGTAGACCTAATCGAGGGTCGTGAGCCAAGATGGCTACACCCAGCAATGCAGTACGAACCCGGGGCAAGCAACCGCGTCCTAATTAACGTACCGCCAGAACACGCTAAGTCTACGGTCATCACGACCAACTATGTGGTCTACAAAATTGTAACTAATCCTAATGCCCGAGTCATTATCGTCTCTAAAACTCAAGGTATGGCCCGCAAGTTCCTTGGGGCTATCAAGACTAGACTTTCACACCCAGCCTACACCAAACTACAGGTAGCCTTTGGTCCGCAGGGTGGGTACAAGCAAGATGCGACCCAATGGTCTGCAGATATGATATATTTAGGAACAGGTCGAGACTCAGGCGAAAAAGACCCTACGGTCCAAGCCTTAGGCTTTGGTTCTCAGATTTACGGTGCTCGCGCCGACCTGATTATCCTAGACGACGTTGTGATGTCCTCGAATGCCCACGAGTGGGAGAAGCAAATCGAATGGCTTCAAAAGGAAGTTATCACGCGCTTAGGGCGACACGGCAAACTACTTATAGTAGGAACCCGCGTCGCTCCTATAGATTTATATAAAATGATTCGAGATGGTGGGCAATGGACGGGTGGCAAAAGCCCCTTCACTTACTTCTCGCAACCAGCAGTACTTGAATTTGACGAAGACCCTAAGAAGTGGAAAGCCCTTTGGCCTAAGACTGACAGGCCCGAAGGCGATGTGGACGAACCAGATGAAAACGGATTATATACAAAGTGGGATGGACCCTCGCTCTTTACGAGAAGGTCTGAGGTTGCTCCGTCGGTCTGGGCTATGGTATACCAGCAGGAAGATGTTGTCGAAAACTCCATCTTCTCACCAACCTGCATTGCAGGAAGCGTCAACGGTATGCGCAGAAGAGGACCGCTTAAACCGGGCAATCCCGGACACCCAAAGCACGTTGAATCTTCTTACACAGTTATGGGTCTCGACCCAGCGATGACTGGTAATACCGGCGCAGTGATTGCTACTTACAATCGTGCAGACGGTAAAATTTACATATTAGATGCTGTCAATATGACAGAACCTAACCCAATGAAAATTCGCGCTCTTATCGAAGAGTGGGTAGAGAAGTACCGCCCACAAGAACTTCGTATTGAGATTAACGCACACCAGAAGGCTTACGCCCTAGATGATGACCTACGTAACTGGCTAGCCCAGTATGGTACCCGTCTAGAGTCACACTTTACTGGTAAGAATAAGTGGGATACATCCTATGGTGTAGCCTCTATGGCTTCGTTATTTGGAACGATTAGAGATACTCGCTTCCAAGATAACAATATAATCGAACTTCCGAGCAACGAAGGTTCTGAGGGTCTCAAGACCTTAGTCCAGCAACTCATCACTTGGAAGCCAGATACCAAGAACCCAACAGATACAGTTATGGCTTTATGGTTTGCTATTATCCGCATACGCGAGTTAATGCAACAATCAAGCAGGATTAGTCAATATCAAAACAACAGATGGGCCACTAGAGCACAAAAAAGTGCTAGAGCGTCCATACAACTAGATGAAGCCTTTGCAGAGCAATGGGTAGAAACTTACGGATAGGAAACCAATGGCATTAACAATTGAGCAGATTGCAGCACGGGTTGATTCCCTGCGCTACCGCTCCACTGAGCGCGATGCTACAGCCAATGACGTTCTATCGGTTCGTCAAGGTAAGATTGCAGAAGTATATCCTGACTTCTTTCCAGATGGCGTAGATGCAAATGTCGTTGCGAATTTTATTGATGTTGTTGCACGTGACCTATCAGAGGTTATGGCACCTCTCCCAGCCGTCAACTGTTCTGCGGCGAATCAAGTATCAGACCGTGCAAGGTCTTTTGCTGACAAGCGTACTCGTATTGCTTCCAATTATTTTGTTCACTCTGACCTTTCTGTACATATGTATACTGGTGCAGACTACTATATCACATACGGATTCATCCCATTCATTGTAGAACTTGATGAAGAGGCCGGACTGCCTCGCATCCGCATCGAGAACCCTCGTCAATCCTATCCGGAATTTGACCGCTACGGGCGATGCGTTGCTTTTGCTAAGAGATATATGATGACACTAGGTGAATTGGTAGCCCAATTCCCTGAATTCCAACCTCAATTGCTAGGCAATGAAGGATATCGTCAAGATTTAAACAGCATGATTGATATTTATCGTTACTACGATAAGGACCAATCGGTTGTATATGTACCATCTCGTCAAAACTTAGTTCTTTCACAAGCAAAGAACCCACTTGGCAAGATGATGGTTGTTATTGCCAAGCGTCCATCCATTGATAATGAGATGCGTGGACAATTTGATGACGTTCTAGGTATCCAATTGCTTCGTAATCGCTTTGCGATGCTTGCAATGGAAGCCGCTGAAAAGTCAGTACAGTCACCAATCGTACTCCCACAAGATGTACAAGAACTTCAACTAGGTGGAGATGCAGTTATCCGTACATCTAACCCTGCTGGTGTTCGTCGTGTAGAACTTACTCTACCACAAGGTGCCTTTACAGAACAAACACTTCTCAATCAAGAACTTCGAGTTGGTGCTCGTTATCCTGAGGGACGTACAGGAAACATTAATGCCTCTGTTGTTACAGGTCAAGGCGTTCAAGCACTTATGGGTGCATTTGATACCCAAGTTAAGTCATCTCAGGCTATCTTTGCGGCAGCATTACGTGATGTAATCAGCCTATGCTTCCAAGTAGATGAGACTTACTTTAACTTTGAAAAGACAATTCGTGGTGTAGACGCTGGTTCACCATACGTAATCACATATACACCGGGCAAGGACATCAAGGGAGACCACTCTGCAGATGTTCGCTATGGTATGTTGGCTGGTCTTAACCCAGCACAGGGACTTATCTTTATGCTACAAGCACTTGGTGGTAAGTTAATCTCTAAGGATATGGCTATGAGAGAACTTCCATTCAATGTGAATGTTACACAAGAGCAAGAAAAGATTGAAGTTGAGGATATGCGTAGTGCGCTTATTGCTTCACTTCAACAATATACTCAAGCAATTCCGCAAATGGCTGCATCAGGTGGGGACCCAACTGCTATCATTGCTAAGGTAGCACAAGTAATTAAAGCGCGTCAAGGTGGCAAAGCAGTTGAAGATGCCATTGGGGAGATTTTCGCGCCTCAGAATCCTCCTGTTGGGGCCAATCCTCCGGTTGAGCAAACGTCCCCTGTTCCCGCTGGTGCTCCAGCAGGAGGCTCTCTTGCACCACAACCACAAAACGCACCACAAGTACCAATCCCTCAAGGTGGAGTACCTAGCATTCAAAACTTAATATCAACTTTAACAAGTTCAGGAAAAGCAAACGCAAGCGTAAGAACAAGCCAAACACGTAAATAACTAAGTAGGGGACAATGACAACAATCATCGGTGTGCAGTATGAAGACAGTTGCACTTTGGTTGCTGACAGTTTAGTTAGTGATGATAGTGGTCGTACTTGGAATCATCCAGATATGACTAAGATGAATGAACGTGGCGAGTTTATTATCGCTGGTAGTGGTGAAGTTCAACCTTGCGATATTGCCCAGCATATTTGGAGCCCACCAAAGTTAACTGCTGCAGACAAAAAAGATGTTTATCATTTCATGATAACCAAGGCAATGCCCTCACTACGTGAGTGTTTAAAGGCTAATGGGTACAACTTTGATGAACCGCAGGATAAGAATGATGGTCCTAGATTTGAATTCTTAATAGCAGTAAATGGCGAACTGTTTGATGTGGGTGACGATTTAGCAGTTATGCGCAGTGGGGATGGATTCTACGCAGTAGGTTCAGGTGCAATGTTTGCACTAGGAGCACTACACGCGGGAGCAGCACCACTTAAAGCAATCAAGATTGCAGTTAAACTTAGCATCTATTCAGATGCACCATTTCAAACAATGACGCAATATTCTAAGTAAGGAGATACAATGGGTGGAGTAGGAAGCGGTGGTCCAAACGGAGGACCTCAATATAGCCCTGCCAATGTATCAGCCACAGGTGGCGATGGACAGAGTGGTAATATAAACTATACTGGTATGCCATATAGCCAAAATCAAGAAGTTAATAATCAACGTAAAGCAGCACCAATCGATACTAAGCAAGCAACTCCTGATACTGCATCTCTTTCAGGTATGTTTGCTGGCATTGGTGCACTACATGATACACCTGCTAACCCAGATGAGTTTATTTCACACGGTTCAGATACTGGACGCGGTGGAGATTCAAGCGTGTTGCCTAAGCAAATAACTGCAGACTCTCGCCTATTAGAGAACCAAGCAATTGCAAAGCAATACCTTCCCCTATTTCTACACGCTGCTCAAAGCCCAGATACTCCAGATTCATTTAAACAATTTATCGGATTTCTGGCAGATACGCTTCAATGAAAAACCTATGGAGGCCAGGCGGTCTATTCGATACTATCGATAAATTTGCTAGTTCTTTAGGACATGAAAATGCGGCTTTAGTAATGAAGTTCGCAATGATACCTTGGAACTCAGTAGAAGATAGAGATAGATTTATAGCAAGCATTACGGGTGAACCACCAAAGGGTGGAACTACTACAAATTACATTTCATTATATAACAAAGGACATTAAATGGCGAGTTGGGGTGATTTTACAGCAACACTAGGCCATTACACTTCTGTAATTGCTAATAATGCTGCTAAGATTATACCTAACTTTGGTGTCACTTTAGAGACTGCTGCACGTTCAAGCGCAGAAGGATTGGCTAAATCTCCAATCACTACTGCTGCAGACCGTGATAAGATTGCTAGAGAACAGATTGATGCTAATGCACCATTCAAACCTAAGCCAATCAAGCCTAGCCAAGACCTTCTTTTAAAGACTGCAGTATTTGCAGAAGATAAAATTATATCTCCGTATATAACTCGTCCTCTTTCAACTGCAGCATTAATGACAGACTTTAGTTCTAAGCCTTTATATGCAGACGGATTCCAATGGGACGACTTTGGAACAGCATATAACCGCAGTAAGTTCGTAAGTCCATTTCAAGCACTTGTTAAGTCTGACCTATATCAGGGCATTCCACTTGTTGGTGTTTGGACAAGTGGCATTCTACACGCTGGTGGAATTAATGTAGATAAGGTTGACCTATGGGACGACCAAAGTATTCAAAAGAATTTTCATGATAACGTAGTTGGTAAGTGGTTTACTGGTGTAGGTGACTTCCTAGAAACATCAGTTGCTATGGCTGGCGTAGGAAAGATTCTTGGAACTGCTGCTAAAGCAGGTAAAGCATTAGCAGTTGAGTCTGCTATCTCTGCTGGAACCAAAGAAAAGTCATTAGTACAGTTTGAACAAGATATCAATGCTGGCATCAATAACCATCTTACTGGCGTAGGTGCTCCTACAGTTCGCGGTAATGACATTATTCAAATGTCTCAGACCAGCGACCCAATGATTCTTTTACCTAAGTTAGAGAAGTATACAACTAACCCTAACTTGATTCCTCTTGTTGCCGAAGCAACTGACCCACAATTAGTAAGAGATTTGATTCTTGCTGATAATGGGCACCTTCCAGCATTGCAACGTCTTGCCGAAGGTAGCAGTTCTGACTATCTAATGCTAATGAGCGACGTTAACCATCGTTTAACATCAGAAGCAATAATGAATAATAACTCATTATCTCACCTTCCAGATGAAGCATTAAACAAAATTAACAAAGCATTTGATGATTCAATTGCTCGTACTCCAGAACACGCACGTTTTAGAGATGCTTTCATGGACTCTAAAGGCAACCTAGAAGTTGGTGGAACTGGCTATATGCCGGCTGAACCAATCCTAGGAGCCAAGCAAGTTATTGGTGTTCGCAATGCAATGGATAAACTATCTGCATCTGCAGCAACACGTGACTTTGTTAAACTAGGTGACTACGGTAGATTTGATGTACGTACAATTGGTGGCGCTTTAGCCACAAGAATGGTACGTCTTTCAACAACTCGTATGCCTATGGGTATTGTAAAGTTTACAGGAGTACGCCCATTTGATGCGTATGCTGAAATCAATGCTCAATTTGACGCCCTTGATGTATTCAAAAATGGCAATCAAGTAATTGAATATGAGTGGGGAAAGACAGCACTTGCATCAGATTATCGCAAGGCTATACTAACAGCCTACTCACAAGCAACTACAGATGTTGGTCGTCGTGCAATTGTTGAATCAATGGATGGTCATTTAGGTCATATCATTGGAAAGCATTATGGCATTACAAGTTCTGAGGATATTGCTGGTTATATTGCAGCAGTAAAGAATGCTACTCAAGGCGCATACTCAGGATTAATCAAAAAGGGATTCGGCATTGATATGCATGGACGCCTAATGATTGACCCTAATACCCAATCTGAATTGGCTCAAGCATATCGATTCTCTCCTTGGGATGTATTTGAATCTGATATCAAGAGAATGCAAGCCAAGAATGTTGTATCAAAGAGTGCTCGTACGAGTGGCGAAGTAGCCAAGTCTGTATTTGAAGACGGAATTAAGTACTGGTCATTTGACGTACTTGCTCGCCCAGCATTTATCTTTAAGCAATCATTCATGGAACCTATCATTAGTGCTGGTCTAGCGCAAGGCGCAGACTTCCTAGTTGGTAATATTCCAAATATGACAACTAACTTTTTTAAGAATATGTCAAACCGAGTCCTTGGTGCATCTGCCAAGGTCAGTACATATGAAGAGCGCAAAGCAATCGCCAATACAGTTACTCATATCCAAGAGCAACTTAAGAAGGCTATTGACGATAGAGACCATCTTCATGCCAACTGGGATGTTATGTTCCAAGGCAAAATTCTTAGTCCAGTAACCCGCAAGCAAAATGGTGCTTATATCAAAAACCTTTTAAAGGATGCTGATAAGCGCGTAGAGGCTATGGAAGCAGAACTTAATGACGCAGTGCGTCCATTGGGTATGAAACCAACCACAGTTCCTAGTGTTGCTTCTCTAGAAAATAGAATTGCTTATATCGAGCAAAATGTGCCTTCGCTTCGTCGTTCAATGAAGAAGCAAATTGCAGATGCTAAGAAGAATATCAATGCCCTAAAGAAAGAACTTGTTTCAGTAGGCCCAGATGGCACCACATTAGCAGAACTCAATGATAGACTAGCAGCATCATATGAGGATATTAACTTTCAAGTAAAGAACCTTGGTTCAGTACACGAGCAACAAGCCGATGTATTTGGCAAGAGTAATGCTTTTAAGAAGCGTTACTATGGAAAAGAATCTACATACCGTATGGTAAATGGTCAGTATGTAAGTGTTCCTAGCCTATTTGATGAGAACCTATATGGCGCAGCAATGCGTGATGAACTAAGCAATGCTAAGACTATTGCTAAAACCTATGCTGGAGATTTGAATGTTGGCTCACGCCAAGCAATCTTTCAAAAGCGCAGGCCAAATGGAACCATCGAGATTTACAATACAGATTACTTCCCAGAACTTGCACACGTATTCAATCGCCTATGGCGCAATGACCCTCTATTCCAGCAAATCTTTGCTAACAAGAGCGAAAAAGAATTGGTTAAATGGCTAGACCAAAACCCTGCTTACCTAGAGCAATGGGGCAACAATGGTCCAGTTAACCTAGCAGAATATGTCAAGGAAAAGGTTTCATTAGTAAACCGCTATATTCCAAATGAAGATGTTAAAGCATTGCTTTTGGAACGCGAAGTAAATGACCTTGAACTTAAGAAGATGCTATCTCGTCATGAAGAGCAACTAACTGCTCTACAACCTACAGACATCAACTACGATATGATGAGCGCACAAAGCGACATCGAAGGTGGGTTCCTAAAGGGAACTCGTCGCATCGAGGCTGGCTTAAACTCTGGTATATCTCGCATATTCCAACAACTAGCAAAGCCTGAAAATCCAATTCGTTGGGCTTATGCAGATGCTCGTTTTGCAGATACAGTAGCAAAGAAAGCAGAAATCCTTGCCAAACAAGGTGTAAGTTTTGATGGCGCAAAAGGCATTGAACGTCTTAATGCGCTTCGCCAAGCAGCAGCACGTGAAGTTGTAAAAGATACTGAAAAGACATTCTATACAGTTCGTCGTGAACTACGTATGATGAGAGCGGCACGTTTAGTTGCTTCGTTCCCAACTGCTACCTTTAGTGCTTTCTATCGTTATGCTCGTCTTGCTGCGCAGAACCCATATCGTACTCTTGGATTCTTGCACTACTATGATGGAGCATTCGGTAACTTTGGTGTAGATGAATATGGTAATCACGTCAAAGACCCAATGCAAGCACAGTATTTAATTGTACCGGGAACAGAGGATATCAATCTAAAGATTGGTAACTGGACTATCTTGGATAACAAGCCAGTTCGCTTGAACGCTAAGTCTCTTGGTTTCTTGCTTAACTATCCTAGCCCATCTGTATATACAACATTGGTTGTTGGTGCAGTTCAGCATAACTATCCAAATGCCGAAGATACAATGAAGAACATGATGGGTCAATACTACGACATCATATTCCCATTTGGAACTCAAACAAATGTTCTAGAGTCATTGACTCCGGGTTGGGCACGTGATGGTTTCAGTTACCTACGTGGTCCAAAGGGTCGTAAAGACTGGCAAGAATCTCTACTATCAGTATGGGATTACCACGCTACTCTGCATGATATGGACCCAGTTAAGAATCCAATGCCTACTGAAAAGCAGGTCATTGATGAGACTACACACCTATTCCATGTAAAAGCATTCTTCGAGTTTGCATCACCTTATGGTGTACCAGTAAAGGTAGATACACGCCCTTACCAAACAATCGTTGATTACTACAAGACTTTGTTCAATAAGTTTACTTCTCAAGGCTTGCCTTATGATGAGGCCAAGAAGAAGGCTGGCGAAGAGATGATTAGTCATCTTGGAGCAGACTTCCCTGTAGAACGTGCTGCAATGAGCAACAAAATTCAAAAGTTCTACAAGCCACCTACGTGGGATTCATACAATCGTTTAACACATGATTTCCCTGATTTAGTTTCTGGCTTATATAGTCTTGATAAGACGGACCCTAAGATTCTTGAACTATTGACTTATGATATTCCTCGTGATGCAAAGTTCAACAATACAGTATATAATCTATTCAATGACCCTAATGCTAAATTGTCTAATGGGCAACCAATGAATACGATTATCCCAAGTCCTGCTGAGAAGGAAAGACTTCTGCAGAATCAAAAGACTTGGACTCTATACTTTGCTCACAAGCAAGCAATACTAGACTTGCCTAATATCAAGGCTGCTGGATTTACTATTGAGAACTTCTCAAAGATTAAGGGAGCCTCCGAAGAGATGGCTGCCTATGCTGATAAGGTTCTCTCTGCTCAAAACCCTGACTGGTACAACTCAGATTATATGCCACAACAGACAAGCAATAAATCGTTTATCTGGGGTCGTGGAATCTGGATGTTGACACACGATGATAAGTTTATGGCTAAACACGGTCAAAGCAAGTTCTGGCAAGATGCCAAGGATTTCATCCAAGCCCGTGAAGAGATGGCAAAGGTTTACAATTCATACCCTACTGGAAGTAAGGTTAAGAGTTATATCCTTCGCCAATACCCTGCCATAGTTGAAAAGTACATCGGACAGTGGGACCCTAAATTGCAAGAACTTATTCAAATGCGTATGAACAATGATTCATTAAGTGAGGTATCACGTGGCAGCAACTAATATGGTAACGGACCTAAATCCGGCACTAAATACGAGTGGTACCACAACACAGCAACGTGTAACTAAACTTACATTTAATTCAGCAAAATCTTTACTAGCCCAAGAGGCTGTTAAGGCTGGATATGTAGGAGAACTTAGCAAAGAAGATGTCCAGATTTTCATGGACAAGTACAATGAACAAGCCTCTAAGCAAATGGAAGAAGTTGTAGCCTCTACCAAGACAACAACAACTGGTAGCGGAGCAACAACTGCTGACCGTCAGAATGCAATTACTAATACCATTCAAACCCAATATCCATCATACTTTGATGCTAATACATTTGCTCAAGATTTCATTTGGTCAAAGGTTGACTTTGGTCCAATGAGCAAGAACCTTGGTGGAAAAGCATTAGATGCTATTACCAAGGTACGTGAGATTGTAAATGATTCTGGAGCCTATACAGTATCTCTAGTTGAGATGCAAAACTATGCTCGTCAAGTTGGTAAGGGTACTTTAAGTACCAATGACCTAACTGCTATGTTAAACAAAAAAGCAGCCTTTGATTATCCTCAACTTGCTGACCGTTTGTCAGATACTCCGGGAGCAACAGTCAAGAGTCTTGTACAACCATACATCAAACTAATTGCTGATACCCTTGAGATTCCAGAAGGAAGTGTTGAGTTGAACAATCCTTATTTGGAGAAGATGATTCGTCCAGATGGAACTGCAGGTAAAGTACCAATGATGTCTATCTATGATGCAAAGCAAATGCTTATGAAGACTCCTGATTTTGAAAAAACATCTGCAGCAAATGGCATGGCACGAGATGCCGCCATCTCCCTAGGTAAAGCGTTAGGAGCCGGTCTATAATGGCTTATAATCCATTAGATGCATTTGCGCCAGCATATCAAACCCCTGCCCAAATTGCAGCAGCCAATGCTCAAGCAGCAATTGCAAAAGCAAACACAGCGCAAGCCGCATCCACAGCATCTGCAAATGCAACTCCGGGCGTAACCCCAACTCCTACAACTTTCACTCCAGTACAACCAACTGGAACAGTCACTCTTGCAGGTGGAGCAAAGGTTCCAGTAGCAAGTGCAACAACGCAAGGACCAGTAGCAACTGGAGCAACTGCTCCCGTTAATCCAACTTACTCTGCATATCCTGCAGCAGGTACAGTTATTAGTTCATCTCAAACTCCAAATGGAGATGGTACATTTTCAGTAACTCAAATTGTTGCTGATGGTCACGGTGGAACAACATCAGTTAATTCACAATCAGGGGCAAAGACTTCTGGTACTGCAGCAATTCCTACACTTGCTCGTGATACTTTTAATAGCACATTTTCTTTAATCTTTGGAGCCAAAGAAGCAGGTCAAGCATACGTTGGAAAACTGTATGACCTAGTTGCTGGCTTCTACAAAACTGGAGCATCTATGGATGACTCCATCAATTTGGCAGTTCGTCAGGCTATGGTTGACAAATCTATCCCAGAATTTACAGACCGTTTTGCTGGAATTTTTTCTTTAATGGATAAGCAACAAAAGGGTTTTGCAGTTAAGATTCCAACAGTTGCCGAATACATAGCATCCGAAAATGATATTGCAGCAACTCTAAACAATGCTGGTCTTGGAGACCTTGCTACTCAAAAATATATCAACGATATTCTTGGAGCAGGCAACTCAGTAAAGAGCGTAACAGATAAAATTACATCAGTGTTTAGTCGTATTGACAATGCGCCTCAAGCATTCAAAGATGCTATGAATACAAGTTTTGCTGCACTAGACAGAGTATCCCTAGCCAAGGCCATCCTTGGTGGAACAGATACAGTAGATACTTTGCAAAAGCGTGTTGAGACAACTGGTCTTATGACTCAAGCATCAGCCCAAGGATTGGCTGGAATGACATCAGCCCAAGCAGGCGACTTATCCGCTTTAGGTAATACATATGAAACCTCAGCAGCAAAGTTTGCGCAAGCATCTCAATCTGCTACTGGCATGGATATGTTCAATCAAATTTACGGCAAGCGTTATGGTGGATATGGAACAACCGAAGCACTTGCTCAATCCTTTAACTACGGAAACGTAGCACAAGCAAATACAAATCAGACCAACCTAATCAAGGCCGAACAAGGTCAATTTGGTGGTCAAAGTGGTACACAACAGAGCCAATACGGAATTAGCCGTACATCATTTGGCACTGGTGCTGGCACCTTCTAAATAGAATCCTACTCGGATACACCGGCACTGAGTAGAGTAATAGACCGGTAGCAAAAGCCAGACGCACTTCCCCTAGTGCAATCTGAGGTTTGCGACTCAAACGAATAGAAGGGTGGATAGTTGCTATGAGCAACATCAACTGGGAAGACGAAGACGACGACAACTTAGATACCGATTACTCTGGTATGGTTGGTGATGGAAGTGACTTGTTAAAGAAACTTCGCAAAGCCAAGCGAGCAGACGAAAAGCGTATCAAGGAACTTACAGAACAATTGGACGGTTTGTCCAAAATTCAACGTGAGCGCACCGTCAAGGAAGTCCTAGAAAAGAAGGGCGTAAACTCAAAGGCAACTCGCTTAATCCTAAAAGATTTGGAAGATGTTAGCGAAGAGTCAGTTAATAACTGGCTTGACGATAACGCGGACTTATTTGGATTATCAGTTGCTCAAGAAGCGCCTGCGGCTACTGAAATGGACCGTGCTGCATTACGTCAGCAGGACATAGTAACCCAATCGGCAATTACGCCAAATCAGGCTCAAGATGCTTTTGCAAGACTCGATGGTGCCCAAAGCGCCGAAGAGATTATTGCAATGATTCAAGGGCAATAATTCATAGTTCCTAGTCACAGGAGGTGACAACAAATGACAGTATCATACACAGATACCTCGAGTTCATCCCTCGGAGGTACATCAGGTGGTGCAGGTCTAGTCCAAAAGGCTTATGACCGTCTACTAGAGTTTGCTCTCCGCGCTACTCCTCTAATCCGCGATGTCGCAGATAAGACCCCAGCAAAGCAGAGCATTCCGGGTTCAACAGTTGTACTACAACGCTACGTTGACCTAGACCCAAAGACATCAACACTAACAGAAACTTCTGACGTTGATTCTCTAGCACTTTCAACACCAACAACAGTAACAATTACTCTTGCAGAATACGGTAACTCAGTTCTCGTAACTCGCGCACTTGAGTTGTTCTCACTTGCAGATGTTGACCCAGCAATTGCTAACATCATTGCTTACAACCTTGCCGACTCAATCGACAACGTTGCAATGACAACCCTACGTGCTGGCTCAAACGTCATCTACGCAGGTGCAACTGCAACATCAACAGCAACAATCACTGCTGCTGCAACTCTAACTTCTGCTAACATCCGCAAGGCTGTTGCTAAGTTACGTGCAGGTAAGGCAGTTCCTCGCAAGGGCTCACTATTCTGGGCAGGTATTCACCCAGAAGTTTCACACGACCTTCGTGCAGAAACAGGTTCAGCAGGTTGGCTAACCCCTAACCAATACGGTTCAGACCAGAACCGCATCTGGACAGGCGAAATTGGAACATACGAAGGTGCATTCTTCGTAGAGTCTCCACGTCTGTACAACGCAACTGATGGTGCTTCATCAGCGCGTAACTACCGCACAATTATTGCGGGACAACAGGCACTTGCACAAGCAGTTGCCGAAGAACCACATGTCGTTATCGGACCAGTCGTTGACCGCTTGATGCGTCATCGTCCAATGGGCTGGTACGGTGTACTTGGCTTCGCACGTTACCGTGAAGAGGCTCTATACCGCATCGAATCAGGTTCATCAATCGCTTCATAAGTTGGTTGACGCTAGTGCAGGGGCTTCGGCTCCTGCATTAGAGTAAGTCCACTAAGGAGAACAATGACTAATTATATTTTCTCAACACCTACGGTTGAAGAAGGTCCATCAGGCGCATCACGTCTATTTACCTTCTACCGACTAAAGCGTGGTGTGAGTGTGGCAAAGCGTGGTGGCGTTTATCAAATTGAACGTTACTCAATGCAATCAGATGTAAACTCTGCTCAAGAATATTACATTGGTGGTAGTGACTACATTGTAGATAGTGCAACCAAATCAGCAATCATTGCTGCAAATATCGGAGTAACAGAGGCTAACTTTAAAACAGCATAGGGGACACTATGGAATATGACTGCAAAGTAAATGGCCATGTTGGTAAAGAAACCAAATGGGAATACAGACTTGAAGATGGTAATGTAAACGAATACACCATAGAATACGGTTGCCTAAAGTGTGATGAGACATCACCAACTATATGGCCGGGCTTTGGTGAATATACCATAGTCAAGGAACCCTGTAAGGAAAATTGTGATTGCTTTGGCTGCAAGGTCAAGACATTACAAATGAATGCTGGAGATGCCACTCGGGACATTCCAGACAAGAAGTGGACCTCTGAGTTAAACGAATACAAGAAGGCAAGAGCCGAAGGTATTCAACCCGGAGGAACTACAAGGGCACACATAGAAGCAGCAAGAACCGCTTCTGAGAATATGGGCAAAGCCTATAACTCTGAGAAGATGGCACCAGCACACCAAATCGACAAAAAAGTCGCAGGAGTAATGAAAGAACTAGGAGTATAAAATGGCTAAAGGCAAAGTAGAAATGTACGCATCTAAGGGTGCGATGAAGGCTCACGAAAAAGGCGAAGGCAAGAAGATGGCTGCTTTTGAAAAGAAGCAAGGTATCAAAGATGTTGTCAAGTCTGCTAAGAAAGTTTCTGTAAAGAAAATGGGAAAGAAGAAGTAAATGGCTACAAACAACAAACCAGTTGAAAAAAGATTCAACGCAGATAAAGACCCACTTTGGAATCGCGCTAATTTGGATAATCCTCGTACGACTCCGGGCATTACCAATAAGCAGGTTAATCCAATTAACCGTGCAATAAACACAGTGACTTCATATGTTGGTAATGTCGGCAAAGAAATCAAAGATGTCGCAAAGGCATATGCTGATACTACTATGGCTCAAATGGATGCAAAATCATATCCACCAGAGAAGCGCGCTGAATTAAATGCTAAGGCTGATGCTGCAGGTAGAAAAGCAGATAAGCAACTTGGACAACTTGGTGGAGCAATCCTTCAAGGAAGACGGTACACCAATTGAAAACAGCACATCCCGGTTTTAAGAAAGTCGCTGCAGGTATTGCTAAGAAGCAAGGCATTTCTAAAGAACGTGCTGGAGCAATCTTGGCAGCAGGTGCCCGCAAGGCATCAGCAAAGGCAATTAAGGCAAATCCACGTCTAAAGAAAATCTCTGGCGTGACAAAGAAGGGCAAGTAAATGGCAAAGATTGACAAGTCATCTTGGGATATGAAGGTTAAAGTTCCTCAATCCACAATTGATACAATCAAGAAAATGGGAATGACAGGCGCTCTCAATTCTGTCGCTGGCGCTTCTGCTGCTGGTGGTGCTGGAGATACAACTGCAACCGCATTCGTAGAAGGTGTTCGTCGTATGTACGGAGACCAACGCTACCAGAACGCAATGTACAAGGCGCAAAACTCACCGGGACCTATCAAGAACTCGGTTATCCCAAACAAGTTAAGCAAGTACAACTACTAAGATAGCAGGGGACAATGGAACAAGAAACAGTAGCAATCGCTTGGTGTGACAACGGTAACGTAGATGGTCGCTTTATGCAAGGCGTTACCGATGTCCTCTTGCGTTCAGGAGTAAAATTTGAGACTACATTGCGTAGCAATGGAAATCAAATAGCAAGACAGCGTAACAAGGTCATCAACTATTGGTATGATAACAATAAGTCTGATTGGCTTTTGTGGGTAGACTCGGACGTAGTTATTAGCCCAGAAACATTTTTAAAACTTTGGAATAAGAGAGATGCTTTAACTAAGCCACTCTTGACTGGAGTTTACTTTACAACCACAACTCCAGAGGAACCACTTATGGTTCCACTTCCAACCATCTACAATTTTGTAGAGCGTGAAGGTGCATTTACAATCAATGCAGTTCACCCACTACCTGAGAATAGTTTTATGAAGGTTGATGCAGCAGGGTTTGGATTTGTCCTAATGCACCGCAGTGCAGTAGAAAAGATTAAAGAGATTCTTCCAGAAGGTACTCCATTCTTTGCTGAGGCAGGAATTGATAATACCTTTATCGGTGAGGATGTTTACTTCTATATGTTGGCTGGCAAGGCAGAAGTACCACTATGGTGCGACACCTCAGCCCTAGTCCCACACATGAAGCGATTCTCATTTGACGAACATTACTACAAAGCATTCTTAGAGAAGCCTAAGGTACAGGCTAAACCTAAGAGCAAAATTATTACACCAAGGTAGGTAGCATATGACATCTCCAGCATGGCAACGTAAAGAAGGCAAGAATCCAAATGGTGGATTGAATGCCAAAGGCAGAGCATCATATAAGGGTGGAACCCTAAGGCCTCCTGTTAAGTCAGGAGATAATCCTCGTAGAGCATCATTCCTTGCTCGTATGGGTAATGCACCGGGGCCTGAAAGAAAACCTAACGGTGAACCTACAAGATTGCTTTTATCCCTACAAGCGTGGGGCGCATCATCTAAAGCAGATGCAAAGAAAAAAGCAGCAGCAATTTCAAAGAGAAATAAATCTAAGTAAGAGAGGTAGACAATGGCAACTGGTTTCGCTGGTAGTGAATTTTGCGGTGAGTTGAATAGACTTGCCAATGGTGGCACATACCCTAACCGTACCCTATTTCTAGACGAACAAGGAGCAGCCAATAAATGGGCTGGGACTACAGGTCTAGGCGTCGTAGGGGCTCTTAATGTCAAGGCCAGTTCCTCACGTCAACCAAAGGATTACAAGGGCTTACAGGCCGTTTGTAACGAGTTAGCGGGCACTACAGGCAAGGCTCCTGTGTCAGCATTACGGAGCATAAACCTATGAGTTCATCTTTAGCAACCCTAATGGACGAAGTATCCTATAACCTTTCAGGTTACACACTTCAACAAGACCGCGCTACTCACCTCACAGCCAATGTGACCAGCACCACATCTACTATTGCTTCGCCTACAATCCTTCAATTGGGTTCTACTGAAAACATCGGTAAGGGTACAATCGAAATTGGCGAAGAATTATTGTGGGTTGATTCTTATGACCGTATTGCTAATACTGCTACAATATCTCCTTATGGTCGTGGATATCAAGGTACAACTGCTACTACACACTCTGCAGGAGATAAGGTTACAGTAAGCCCTACATTTCCTCGCTCTGCTATCCGACGTGCTATTAATGATACAGTCAAGGCTATGTCCTCTGTTCTTTATTCAGTAGGTCGTACAGAGTTTACATATCAAGTTCCAAAGAATACTTATGGATTCAACGGTTTGGGAATCCGTAATATCCTATCATTATCTTGGCAATCAACTGGCCCAACCAAAGAATGGATTCCGGTTCGTCACTGGGATTGGGATGTTGCTGCAGATGAAACAGTGTTTGGTGCTGATGCACAGACTATTACTGTCGGAGATTATATTACTCCGGGGCGTAGAGTAAAAGTCATTTATGCAAAAGACCCAGATTATTTTGCATCTAACGATGAGACACTAACAGACCTTGGATACCAAGAATCAACTAAGGACGTTGTAGTCCTTGGTGCTTGTTATCGTTTGATGCAGTTCATTGACCCAGCACGTGCTTCAATGACTTCACCTCAAGCAGATGAAACAGATTCAAAGCGTCCTTATGGTTCTACCTCTGGTATTACCAAGCAACTCTTCCAGATGTACAAACAACGTCTTGATGAGGAAATTATTGAACAACAACGGCATTACCCAATCCGTGTCCACTACGCCCGCCGATAGGTAAATAAATGACAACAAGAAAATACTCCTCCCGTTCTCAGCAAACAACATTGAGTGCAGGTCTTAACTCAACTGCCACGTCTGCAACAGTCGTATCTGCAACAACACTTCTTGGTGGAGTTACAATCTCCTCTGGAGAAACCTTTACGGTTGTCATTGACCCAGATACAGCCCTTGAAGAAATTGTAGATGTCACCGCGACCTCTGGCAATACCCTAACTTTTACCCGTAACATTGATGGCTCTACTGGCCAAGTCCACTCTGCTGGCGCAGTTGTTCGACACATGGCAATTGGTCGCGATTATCGCGAAGCCAATCAACACATTGAAAATGTTACTACTGCTCACGGACTTACAATTGCAGATGTAGTTACAACTACAAATACAAAGACCTTGACCAACAAGACTCTTACAACACCAACGATTACTACCCCAGCAATTACAAATGGTACAATCTCTGGTGCAACAATTACTAGCGTACCTACACCATCTGCTGGTGGGGATGCTACCAACAAGACTTACGTAGATGGAATCCTAGGCTCAGCAACATCAGCCGCTTCTAGTGCAAGTGCTGCTGCTACTAGCGCAACTAACGCTGCTACAAGTGCTACAAACGCCGCAAATTCTGCTACGTCTGCTTCTGGCTATTCAACAACAGCCTCAGGTTATGCAACAAGTGCTTCCAGTTCTGCGACTACTGCAACTACCAAGGCTTCTGATGCAGCCACTTCCGCAACCAATGCGGCTACTTCTGCAACCAATGCTGCCAACTCCGCAACTTCTGCTAGCACATATGCTACTAATGCTTCTAACAGCGCATCGGCTGCATCTACATCAGCAAGTAATGCTTCCACATCAGCAACTAATGCAGCATCAAGTGCAACCTCAGCATCTGGTTCTGCGTCGACTGCAACTAATGCTATAACCACAATTACTGGTATGACTGGTTCTGGTCTTGTCCGTGATATGGGTGCAATTACTGATACTGATAGTACAACTGCTACGTACATCAGCATCTCAACCGTTGCAGATAGTGCAGCAACTTACGCAACCAATGCTGGTTCAAGTGCAACATCTGCTTCTAACTCAGCAACCAATGCTTCTACTTATGCAAGCAACGCCTCATCAAGTGCATCTGCTGCTTCAACATCCGCATCTAATGCGGCTAGTTCAGCATCGGCAGCAGCAACCTCTGCTACCAATGCAGCCACATCGGCTACCAACGCTGCAGCAAGCGCCACAACTGCTGCAAGTTACATACCAACACAAACTGGTAACAGTGGCAAATTCCTTACCACAGACGGAACGTCCGCTTCGTGGGTCAGTATATCCGATTGGGGTACAATCTAATGTCCTTCGCATTTCAACGTCGCAGAGGTACAACTGCTCAACACGCTTCATTCACTGGATTGAACGCTGAACTCACAGTTGATACCGATAAGAAAGTAGTAGTTGTCCATGATGGTTCCACCGCAGGTGGCGTACCATTGATGAAACAACGTCCTTCTCTTAATGCTCAAACAGGAACAACCTATACTCTTGTTGCTGCAGATGCTTCCAAGGTAGTAACAGCAAACAATGCTTCTGCAATTACAATCACAGTCCCTCCATCAGTCTATGTTGCTGGAGATATTGTTACAGTACTTCAAACTGGTGCAGGTCAAGTAACCTTCGCTGCTGGCTCAGGTGTAACAATTACTTCTACTGGCGGAACTGCTGCTGCTCCAAAAATTAGAGCCCAGTACGCTGGTGCCCAAGTAATCTGCACTGCAAGCAACACGTTCACCATCGTGGGTGACATAGCCTAATGACTCCCTTACTGACAGGCGTGTTTGCCTCGCAGATTTCGGGGCATCTATTTAACCTTACTGGTGCTTATGATGCGTTATCTACCGTAACCGTACCTAGCGGTGGTGCTTCTAGTATTACTTTCTCTGCTATTCCGCAGACTGGATATAAGCATTTGCAGATTAGATTTATTGCCAATAATGCAAGCAATACCTATCAAAAAATTCAATTCAATTCAGATACGACTGGCGCTAATTATTACGCTCATAATCTTTACGGCACTGGTTCTGTTGCTGGCGCTTCTGCTTTGGCTGGAACAAGTTATAGCGCAATCGCTATGGGTGGCGGCGGCTTAGGTTCTGGTAGTTATTTTGGTGCTGGAGTTATAGATATACTAGATTATGCCAATGGAAATAAATTCAAAACTATTAAAACTTTAGATGGTTTTGATACTAATGGTGGCGCTGACGGTCAATTTATTGAACTTCAATCAGGAGTTTGGCAATCTACTTCAGCAATTAACACCATTAAAATATTTGGTAATGGCTCTAATTATAATCAATACACCCAATTTTCCCTATACGGCATTAAGTAGAAAGTGGTAAAATAATGTCAACTAATACTTATGTGGCGCTAAAGACTACAACCGTAACTGGTTCATCTGCGGCTTCCGTTACTTTAGATTTAACTGGTATTACTGGTTATACAGATTTATTTATATCTTGTTCTGTAATTCCTTCATCTGCTGCCAGTGGTTATTTAGTTATGCAATTTAACGGAGACACAACTAGCACTTATTCAGATACTGGTATGTGGGGTACGGGCAGTTCAGCATTTTCTGGCAAAAATTCAACCACATATACATATCTAAATTATGATGGCTCAACTATGAATTCAACAGCGCCAGTTACTTGCGAAATAAATGTTATGAATTATGCCAATACTACAGCTTACAAAACTGTATTAAGTCGTATTGGCAATGCAAGTGGCTCAGTTGAATCACAAGTTCATTTATGGAGAGCGACTCCACAAGCAATTACTTCTATTTTATTAAAAGATGTATCAAAAAATCTTGGTGTTGGCTCAACCTTTACCGTCTACGGCATAGCCAACGCCGATGTAGGTGCTTACGCAACTGGCGGTGTTATTACCCAAGATGCTAACTACTACTATCACGCTTTTG